AGCCAAACTTCATTGGGGTAGTGCCAACGTGGCAGGTGGTGGCGTGACTACCAGCAGCCGCGAAACCGCTTACAGCGATTTTGCAGGTAAGGCGAACACGGCCAGCCAAATCACCCATACCGAAATGAGTGGTGAGGGCTATGCCCCCGGCTTCTGTCACGCTTACAGCCGTGTGAACGCCAACGGCAAAGGTTTGACCGCTGGCAAATGGTGGTTGCCATCGTTGGGCGAAATGATGATGATTTACGCCAACATGACAAAAATCAATTATGCTTTGTCGCTCATCGAGGGTGCAACGCAGTTGGTGGAAGATGCCTATTGGACTTCGACCGAGTACAGCGCGGCCCGCGCATGGGGTCTGTACCTCAACTACGGCCACATGGGCTACATCGCTAAGGCCGCGACCACGTATCGAGTGCGCCCCGTCTCAGCATTTATTTCTTAATCTTCAAACTTTAATCTTTAACCTTTGCACCCGTCGCAAGACGGGTGCATTAAACAAAAGCAAGAAAGCAAATGGGTAATCAATTGAAATTGGTATCGAACACGCGCATCTATCTGGACGCACGGGCATTGCTGGATGAGATATTGGATATTATGCCGAATTTCCCACGCGCCTATAAATTCAGTGTGGGTGCAAAGATGCAGGATTTGGGCATCGGCCTCATCGAGGACATTGCGGCAGCTTACATGGATAAGCCCAACAGATTGCACCACCTCATCGTGTTTCAGACCAAATTTGAAACATTGAAAACCCTAATGCGTATTGCAGGAGAAAGGCAATGGATTAAAGGTATGGGGCGGCACGCACATATCATTGAACTAATGGACGCGATAGGCAAACAGAGTACAGCATGGAAAAACTCAATGACCGCCAAAAAGGGAGTTGAGCAAATGCCGGAATCGGAGAGTTAAGACAAACCGAGTGTGCAATCCGTAATAAATGGGCCGTGTACCGTCATTCACGGTTAAGAACAAGACAATACGGCACAGATTGGCGAGCCACCGAGTACAGCGCGACCAACGCATGGAATCTGAACCTCAACAACGGCAACATGAACAACAACACTAAGGCCACGAACACGAATCGAGTGCGCCCCGTCTCAGCACTATTTACGGACATTGCTTAAAAAGTATAAAGATATGGTAACAACGGATGGAATGTTAGAAGCGTATTACGATTGCCGCCGCAGGAAGCGGAGAACGGCAAGCGCGATCGTGTATGAAATGAATTACGAAAGCAACCTAATTGCTTTGCGTGACCGTATCAACACGCGAACATACCAGCCGGGCAAATCTATCTGTTTTGTCGTAACGCGCCCAAGGTATCGTGAAGTGTTTGCCGCCTCATTTGAAGATAGGATTGTGCATCATTACATCGGTTTGCGTTTAGAGCCGTTGTTTGAGTTGGTGTTTAGTCCACGGACATTCAATTGCAGGAAAGGCAAAGGGCAGTTGTATGGTGTGAAGATGCTGCAAAACGACATAAGAGAGGCCAGCAATAATTACACCACCGACTGTTACATCATGAAATTGGATTTGCAAGGTTTCTTTATGAGCATTGACAAATCCATGTTGGCACGGATGATTGATAAGTTCATCGTGAAGTATTACCAGGGCAGCGACATTGACGATTTGCGCTACCTTTGCCAAATCGTAGTGCTGCATTGCCCAGAGCAGAATTGTGAAAGACACAGCCCACGCGAAATGTGGGAACACCTACCAGCCAACAAATCCCTTTTCACCAATGGAGAGGGCAAAGGTGTGGCCATCGGCAATTTGTTCGCACAATTATTTGCCAACTTCCTTTTGAACATTCTGGATTGGTACATCGAGGAATTGGGCATAAAGTACCACGGGCGATATGTGGATGATTTTTATTGCATCCACGCCGACAAAAAGGTGCTGTTGAGCGCAGTACCAAAAATCCGCGTTAAGTTAGCGGAATTGGGGTTGAGCCTCAACCCGAAAAAATTTTATTTCCAACATTACACCAAGGGCGTTGAGTTTACGGGCGCAGTCGTAAAGCCATATCGGACGTACTGTTGCAACAGAGTATTGACCAACTTTATTGCAGCCGTCAGGAAACTCAACAGGGCCAGGAACATTGACGAAGTAAACCACGCTGTTTGCTCCATCAACTCATATTTGGGATTGCTCAGGCAGTCCAATGAGTACGGCAAGCGACGTGAGATATTGGGCATGATTGCCCCACGTATTTACAAATGGATTTACATAAAAGGCCATTACGAAGTTGTGGCCATCAAAAACAAGTATAAACAAAATTGCATTACTCAAAAACGCATAAGGGATGGCGATTATTGAAGTTGAACCGAAAGACCCGATTACATTGCGCGTTGATGTGATTGATATGGGTTTGCTGCATCTGTTAGAAACGAGATATGTGGTACTGATAGAACAACGCGAAAACGATATTGTAATTGAACTTTATACAAAGGAACATGGAGACAGTTAGCGTTATTGAGATTGTTGCAACCATTGTCGGAACAATGGGAGGATGGGAGGCCATCAAGTACCTTTTGAACCGAAAGACCAACAAGCGAAAAGAAGAGGCCGAGGCCGACGGTGTGGAATTTGGAGTTTTGCGTGACAGCATGGAGTTTTTGCAAAACCAACTCAAAGAGAAAGAGGAAAGGTTTGTCAACCAGACAGACCGATTGCGTAAGTTGCAAGATGATTATTTTGAGTTGCTGAAAGAGAAACAAAGTATTGAATTGGAATTGCAGCGTTTTCGATGTGTGCGCCCTAAGTGCGCCCAGAGAGAACCACAAAACGGATATTAAAAACTGAAAGTATGGCAAAAGTTGAAAGCATCGTGCCGTTTATCCTGAAATGGGAAACAGGCACAACGGGCATTGGTTTGACCAATGAGCAATTGTTTGAAAAAGCCAAGTTGAAAGGGTTTGCCAATGACCCCGACGATTTGGGAGGTGCAACCATGTGTGGCGTGACATTGGCCACGTTCGCGGAGTATTGCCGTCGGAAAGGCTACCCACGGCCAACCATTGTGAGGCTGAAAGCCATTAAATACAAAGAGTGGTTGGAAATACTAAAGACCATGTTTTGGGATAAATGGAAAGCCGACCAGATTAACAACGAATCCATTGCCCTCATATTGGTTGATTGGGTGTGGGGCAGCGGCAAATATGGCATCACCATCCCACAGAAAGCCATTGGCATGACAGCCGACGGCATTGTTGGCCCCAAGACGATTGCCGCCGTCAATGCCAAAGACCCCAAGCAACTGTTTGACCTCATCAGGAAAGAACGGTTGGCCTACATCGAGAGAATTTGCAGAAGCCGACCAACCAATTTGAAGTACAAAAGAGGTTGGTTGAATCGGTTAAACGACATCAAATTTAAGGGAGTATGAAGCAGCTTATTTTCATCATTCTGGCCGCGCTCATGCTAATTGGGTGCAGAGCCAAACAGACTGTCATTAAGGAGAACACCACGGCCAGCCTCATTGACACCACGCACACCATAGCCGACACGATGAGCGCAGTATCAAATTACACCGACACCACCACGACCACCCAGCACGTCGAGCAATCGGCCACGATCGAGTTTGTGGATGGTGGCGGTACGGTCAGCATTGACACGGCAGGAAACGTGACCATGCAGGGCGTGAAATCCATTAAAGGCATGGGCAAGGCCGACGTTACCATCAAAAACGGAGTGGCAGAGCGTGACAGCATATCAGCCAGCCACACCGACCAGGCAAACGGCATCAATAAGAACGAGAGCAAGCAGCGAGAGACCGAGGAAAAGATAAGTAAGGCCGTGCAATGGTACGAAAGGCCGTTAATATGGATTGGTTCATTGTGCTGCATTGCCGCGTTGCTTTATATCCTATTTATATACATCAAGGCTAAACATTGATTTTGTACATATCTGTAAAAGTGCGACGAAAGTTGTTGAGACCGTGCCAACCCGTGAGGGCCAGCACGGTTTTTTATTTGCCCAACAGATAGTCAATGACACGTCGGTTTGCGGCATCTATTTTGTCGAGGGAAAATTTGATGTAAACGCCCGTAATGGCAGAGCCGTATTTGTGGCCAAGGGCCTCAGATATGGTGTCTTTTGGTATATCCAATTCAGCGGCATACGTCGCCCATGAGTAACGCGCCCAATACGACGTGATTTGTGGCTCAATCGGCTGCATCATGGGCAAATGGTTGTCGGTGTACTGAGGTTTGCCGTTGGCATCCGTCTGAATTGGCCCCATGCGCCTGAGTGCTTTATTGAGGTGCTGCATATAGTCTTTATAACTTTTGTATCTGTCAAAGCAGCGTAGGAGGTGTTTTTGGCCACGGTACTTTTCAATGATTGCCGCCGCCTCATCTTCAACTTTGATGGAATAGAGTTTGCCCGTTTTGGCACGTCGGTACTCAATGCGGCCATTCACGTAATTGTCAGAGGTAAGGCCGCCCATATCTACCATGTTAATGCCGATAAGGTAAAACGAGAGTAAGAACATATCCCGATGCTCCAAGTCAGATTTGCCCAGAGGCAGGGCCAGGAGTTCACGGAACTTTGCCAACGGCAGCACCCTCATGGCCGTTTCTTCCTTTGGTATGCGGAAATTGCGGAATGGGTAGTTTTGCGTTATCCCATCATCCACGGCAAAGTTTATGACGTTGCGGAGATTGCGTAAGTGCATTGCCCGACTATTGACCGACAATTTATCCATCGAAGCGTAAAAGCCCGTGAGCCACGTTTTGTTTATCGTCTCAAAACGCACGGCATTGGCATCCCCACAGAAAGCATTTACTTTGTTCAATGTTTGTTCAAAGAGTGTGCGAGTGCCGCCCGTTTTCGTATCAATGACCTTTTGGAACATTGCCCCCAGAGTTGGCACACCGATGGTTGGTGCTGACAAATCAAGGTGGGTGAGCATTTCCCGAAGTTGGGCCGGTGTCAGTTTGTCGTATTGCCCCATCATGCGCAACTCCAAAATGCGGTTTGATACCTGAGTGAGCAAGGCCGACAGTACACCATTGACCCGTTTGGCATTTTTGCCCACACAGCGTTTGGCCGTGGCATCCCATTCATCGGGTGCAAGAAATATGCCCGTGGCCAGATAGAGGTTAGTGCCGTAGCCGACACAGATTTGGACGGGAAACGTGCCATCTTTTAATGCCCGTCGAGTATCGAGGCGAAGATTTGATTTTGCCATATTGCTGATTATTATCTGTAAATTTGCTTAATCGTTGCTGAAATTTGCGCCAAAGTTATACAAAATCTACCACTTAAACGGCCACCAAAGGCCGATTTTCGGTGTAAGGCATTGATTTTTAACAATTGGCCATTTCGCCACGTTTCTTTAATATACTTTGAAAATCAGCACGTTACGGCATTTTTACCCTATTGGCCAGCCACCAAAGACTTTATGCCTCATTATATAAATAATGTTTTTCTTTAGTGCTGATTTTCAGTTAATTACAAAGAGGTGAATTTTATTTGCTGAAAATTTGCCCGATTGTGTCAAACACACCGATACCAAGCCAAGCCAGAATTAAGACCAGCAGAGCCACCAGAAAGAGCCACAGAGCGATTTTACTGACCGCCCCGAAGAATTGCCCAACGTCGGTATTATTTGCCGTCTGAGGGCGTTTTTTCGCTTTAGGTTTATTACGCTCCATGTATTTGAGAACACAGAAGCAAACCACAAAGATGCAGGCACTGATAATTCCAAAGATTTTCATTTCGATGCAAGGATTTGGAGTAATTGGTTAATCTGTTTGTCTTTCTCTTCAAGCAACGACACAAGCCGATTGATCGTGTCACCTGCATTGATTTGTGAGTTGTTATTGTTGGCAATGTTTTCACCGCCAACGTGCCCATCAGCGGCAAACATTGAGCCAACCCCACGCATGAGCCATTCAGCACTCACAGATGGGTACGTTTCCAAGAACTTTGAAAGCAGCCCAGCAGACACACCACGGTTGCCATTCAAGATGTTGCCGAATGTGCCAGCGTCCACGCCTAACTCACGGCTCATTTCTGCCTTACTTTTGCCACTTTGTGCCCAAAAGTCATTCATTTTGCCAATAATTTCTTTTTCTGTCATTTTACGCTTAATTTGTTGTTATACAATACTTTAGGCGGCATTTGACGGCATGGCGGCAAAAATTTCTTTCACGTCTTAACATAATTTAACAGGCAAAATGAATGTAGTTATCTTCAAAATGCCTATCTTTGCACCCAGATATGAGTGAGTAACGAAGTATCAGGCGCACAAAGAAAGCCGTCGAGCCATCTTTAGCACAACCGTTCAAATCCACTACAAAGATACGACGGTTTTTCTTTTCCGCCAAAGATATGAGTGAGTAAATAAGTAATTTTAACTAAAACGTCGCATTATGGCAGGTAAAGAAAAGGAAATTGAAACGATTGGATTGCAAAATCAATCCATGTACAGTGCTGAACAACTCAAAAAAGAGTTGGTAGATTTGCGTGACCTCATCAGGCAGTTGGCACAGACCGCCGATAAGAACAACCATTGCATTTCACTCACAGAGTATGAAAATAAGATGTGGGTGCTTAATTGGCTCATTGAAAAAATAGAATTTAAGGATAAATAACATGGAACGTATTACCAGAGAAGATTTAAGAAACATGGCGATGGGTGAGACACGCACGTTTGACCTACCCAACGCCCAGCAGTGTGACAACGGCAAGTCCACGGCATACCAGATGCAGAACCTATTGGGCTGCAAGTTCAGTGTGCAAACGGACTATTCCAAGAACCAATTAACCATTACAAAGAACGCGATATGACACATACCAGGCCCCAAGTTGAACCCGATGGCCGTTACACCGTGCAGCAAGCGGCAAAAGCGTTAGGCGTGGAAAGACACACCATATATCGCTATTTTGACAATGGTAGCCTCAAATTCCGTGTGCGTAAGGCCGACAATCGGAGAGTGACAACGGGCAAATGGATTGTCGAATGTTGGGAAGAAAACTATTTATAAGTTATGCCAATAATCGGAACTATCATTGAAATTGTACTTTGCATCGGACTGTCAATCATTCTGGCAAAGGACATCAGAGAGTTAGCAAAAGAAATGAGTGAATAACCATTTAATTTTTCAGTCGTATGAAAACAGATTTTAGTGTACACATTCATGTGGATTTAGGCGTAACGCCTGAATTGGTGGCATTGGTTAATGCCGTCATTGGCCACAGACAAATGCCGACCGTTGAGGCCCCGAAGCCCGAACCGTCAGCAAGTGAGCAACCAGAAGCCGCCGCCCCTGCAAAGAAGCGTGGCCGTAAGGCAGCAACAGCCGAAGCGCCAGCCCCAGAGGTTGAAGCCCCGGCAGAAGAGGCAGCACCAAAACCCGAACCAGAGGCAGAGGCCGAAGCCCCAGCCGAGGCAGAACCCAAGGAACTGACAGAGCAGGACATCCGCGATGCCATGCACCGAACCCGTCAGCGTATCGAGGGCGAGAACTACAAAGACGAGACGGATGGAGAACTTTATAAGAAGTACCACCGCCAACTGACATCGTGGTTTAAGAACACAGCCGCTTTGTTAGGCTCAGACAAGCCGTCAGCCCTCATTACAGAAAAGGGCCAGGATGAGGCACGACAATTCATTGCGGAGTGTGACCGTCTGGAAGTATTGGAAGATGGCACAATCGGAATTAAAGAGGCATTTTGAGTTATGGCAGGACACGCATTATTAAGCCCGTCAGCGGCCCGCAGATGGCTCAATTGCACAGCCGCCCCACGTCTGGAAGAGAACATTGCCGACAGCGGCAGCACCTTTGCAGAAGAGGGTACATTGGCACACGCATATTGCGCCAAGCACCTCAAAGGATTTTTGGGTTTGCCAACAGCCGATGAGGATGCCGAGATTAAGCAGCTTTTCGACAAGTACCACACGGGAGAAATGGATGAGTACACCGACACGTACAAAACGATCGTGCTGGAAAAGTACAATGCCGCCCGTGCCAAAACACCCGATGCCCAATTGTTGGTTGAGGTCAAATTGGATTTCTCAGAGTGGATGCCAGAGGCATTTGGCACAGCCGATGCCGTTATCATTGCCGATGGCACGATGGAGATTATTGATTTCAAGTATGGCAAGGGTGTAAAGGTGTCAGCCGTCAAGAACCCACAAATGCAGATTTACGCTTTGGGCGCATACTCACAGTTTAGTTTTGAGTACAATATCCAACGTGTAAGAATGACCATCGTACAGCCACGTATTGACAACCTGAGCGAGTATGAGTTGAGTACCGTTGATTTGCTTGCATGGGCAACGTACCAACTCATGCCGAAAGCCAAAGAAGCGTTTGAGGGTAAAGGCCACCAGATGCCCGGCGAATGGTGTCAATTCTGTAAGGTCAAAGCGACCTGCAAGGCATTGGCCG